CTTCACGCCGCGCACCGGCGCGGAGATCGCGGCGCTCTTCATGGCCGACCGCGTGGCGCACAACGTAAACCCCATCAACGGCATCGGAAAGCTCCTCTCGGAGGGGCGCGTTGTCCTCTGCGACCGGTATTACTATTCCTCGCTCGCCTACCAGGGCACCGTGACCGACTCGGAATGGGTGTTCCGTATCAATATCGACTGCCCGGAGATCCGAAAGCCCGACCTCTGCGTGTTTCTCGATTTGGACGACGAGGAGTGCCTGCGCCGCATGGAGCAGGGGCGGTCTTACCGCGAGATCTACGAGAACGAAAATTCCCTGCTCGCCGTGCGCCGGCGGTATTATGAGATCTTCCGGCGGCTGGAGCACCGGGACAGAATCTGCATCGTGAACGCTGCCCGCACGCCCGAGGAGGTCGCCGCGGACGTGCTTTCCGCCGTAAAATCCGTGCTGGACTGATTTTTTGCATTGACAAGGCCGCATACCCTGTGATATGATACTCGAGCGGTTTGGAGAAGTACCCAAGTGGCCGAAGGGGCTCCCCTGCTAAGGGAGTAGTCGGTGATGAGCCGAGCCCGGGTTCAAATCCCGGCTTCTCCGCCAAAACATTTTGAAATATGCCGGAAATCGTTAGAAATAGCGGTTTCCGGCATATTTTATGCCTGCTTTCGTTCAATTTCAGGGAACTAAAAAATCATCAGCAAACTTGTATTTTACTTTTCAATGCGTTTAAATTTGACTCTTTTATTTTGCGTAGGTCACACGGTAGGTCACATAGCGTTCCGGCGTCGGAGTGATCCCCGGCGCTTCTTTTTTTGTATTTTTTAAAAAATTCTGAAAAACTCTTGACTATGTACGTACATTGGTGTATATTGTACTCACAAAGATGAAAGGGGACACCACGAAAGGAGAACAAAAATGAAAATCAATAATGAATTTACCAACGAAAACGCCCACGAGTGGACAGAGCTTGACCACGTTTATTTGGTACAGGATGAACCGATCAGCGGCACCGGCGATTATTTCGAGAAGGCATTCCGTACGCTGGAAGAGGCGAACGACGACGCCCGCGAGCAGTGGCACTACCTCACCGAGCGCGAGCGCAAGCAGCGGCACATCTGGGTGTTTCGTGTGAATCGTGAAGACCTCGACCAGAGCATCGCCGACGAATACCTCCCGATCGACTGGAAAGCCTACGGCTGCGCCGGTTCAACCGAAGGTTGCTTCGACAGTGCGGAGGGGAAATAATGGCAAAGACCGAGCGCGTCAATATCCGCCTCACGCCGGAGATGAAAGAGAAGTTGCAAAAAGCCGCCGATGCGGAGAACCGGACGCTGACAAACTACATTGAAAACATAATCATCAATGCATTAAAAGAGGAGGGCTGAAAGGCCCTCCTTTTTTCTTCGCTCACTCAACGATACACTCGTAATACCGCACGAGCTTATCTTCGTCCGCGTCCTTATCGCAAAGAAACGCTTCGGCAAGGTCGGCATAGAACTCCGTGTTGTTGACGTTGAATTTCTTTGCCACCTTGAAGTAGTCCGAGTACAGCATGTTCATGGCGACATAGAACTCCATCGGATCACAGTCTATTTTCTTCTGTTCGAGAAGATTTGACGTCTGGTCAAAGCTCCAATGAGCGCCCCTGCTGCCGTCCTCGTTCTCAAGACCGTGCATCCACTCGTCCGCCATTTCGCGGGTCATACGGTCGTACCCTCCGGCATAGCCGCGGTCATACTCTCCGCCGTAGCTCTCGCCCATACGCGGCTCGTAGGAAAATCCGATTCGGCGGCGGTCGTCGTAGTAATCCGTGTATTCGTCGCGGTAGTCATTGCGCGGGGCATAGCGCCCATTGTTGTAATGCTCGCGGCCTCGGCTGTCGCGGTATCTGTCCTGCGGCGAATAGTCACGGTTATTCTGTATCTGGTAGTCTCGGATGCGTCTTATTCTGTCCGCTCTCATGTCGTCGCTCCTGTCTCCGCGTTAATGGCGGTAAGATCATTGCTCGGCGAGCAGCACGGTTTCCCGATCATTCGGAACGTGCCGCCCGTGGCGTTTGTGACTACAATCGTGCTGTACTTCGTCCGCGTCCGCACACCACACGCAGTCACGGGGGCGCAGCAACGATTCGTCAGCGGGAACTGCGCCGTTCCCGCGCCAATGGTGAACACGACCGGCGCGTTAATCGTCGCAGTCGTTGGGATGCTCTGCGCCAGAACGATACAGTATTTTTCTCCGTTGGAGTAGTTGCCATCCGGGAGGTTGACAACCAGATTTCCACCGGTAAACGTAATCGTCTGGCTAAGAATCAGCCTTTTGCAAAGCTGACAAACGGGTTTGCAAGCCATTTTAAACTCCTTTCAGGGGCGGGATTTCCCGCCCCGATTAACGTTGGTTCAGTAGCCGCAGCCGCTGCAAGTGTTCGTGTTGCAGCAATAAGGGTTCGCAACACTGTACGAAGGGATAGGCGACGGGCGAAGCGCATTGATGAGCGTCGCGTTCTGTGCGCTCTGCGAAGCGGCGAGCCGCAGCGCCTGATTGTCCGCCTCAAGGGTCTGGATCTTGCTCTGCGTGAGGAAGTCGAGGATAGCGCGGGTTCCGGCGTTCTGGTTGTCCGTGATGTCACGGGCAACATTCTGGATCGTGTTCCGGGTATCGCACGCCTGCGTCGCCATGTCATAGCGAACCTGTGCGATAGCCTGCCGATTCTCGCAGCAGCAGTTCTGATCCTGCATCTGCATGGCGTTGAGCTGCTGCATGAGCGCCGCCTGCTGATTGCATCGGGCAAGCTCCGCCGCAGAGAATCCGCTCGTCACGGCCTGCGTCACACCGGCAAATCCGTTAAGCATTCCAGTGTTCATCGCGTAGAAGCCGTCACAAACGCCGTTGTTCACCGCGTCGATCTTGCGCTCAACGTTCGCAAAGTCGGAGGCAAGGACATAGCCATCAGCTACACCGCCGGAATTGCCGCCGAAGCCATAGCCGCCGTTACCCCAGCCGAAAATCAGCGCAAAGATGATGATAGCCCACCAACCGTCGCCGCCGAAAAGGCCGCCTCGGTTATTGTCGCCCTGTCCGGCAAGAAAGCCGTTCATGAAATCGTCTGCCATAGAAAAAACTCCTATCAGTTTATTTACATCCGGGCGCGCGCCTCCCGGCTGCATTCGAGAAGCGGCTTTTAATCAAGATGCCGGAACTGATAGGAGAATGTTTATTTAAGCCCAAGACCTTTGGCGATTTCCTCCACGGTCGTGCCGCGTTCCTTCGCCATGTTCTCTGCCATCTGCCGGAGCTGGTCGGGCGTCTTGCCCTGAACCATCTTTAGCGCCTGTTGCGCTCGCGGATCACGTCCCGCCATCTGCTGCATTAGCATCATCGGGTTTCCGCCAGTACGGGCGAGGCTTATCAAATTGAAAATAGGATTATTCATCGTCGTCTTCTACCCTCCGGCGCTTTTTCGCTGTCAGCTCCGCCCGCAGAGCGTCAAGGTCGGCTTTCGTCGCGTACTCTACAGTCGGAGCTTGTTCCGGGGTGAAGAGCTTGAAATCAAAGAAGTCGGAAGCCCCTGTCTGCTGATTAAAGCGTTTCAGGTATATCATTCCGTGCCCGATGTCCGGCATTACGACGCCGAGAGAAAAGTAGTCCGTGCTTGTGGCAATAGCCTCTTCGCGGCTTGTTACCGGCTTGCAGACGTATCCGGGCGCAATCTGCTGCATGGGCTGAGGTCGCTGATAGCCGCCGTAAAACTGCTGTGGCTGTTGGTAGTAGTTTTCCATTGCTTCACGTCCTTTCTGCCCCCATTGTCGCATAAAAAAAGAGGGCTAACCCATCGGTTAGCCCTCAAAAACCCATCAAAAATCCGTCATTCGATTGCAGCGGCGATCTTGTCCTTTATCGCCCGTATACGGCGCTCGACCTTTTCCGTGCCGTACAGTTCCTTGTCCGTCTGCATGGCGAAAGAAATTTGCAAAACGCTCATACCCTTTGCCCGCAGGCGGAAGATTTTTAGTTCCTCGTCGGTAAAGCCGCAGTCCCGCTCAAACTGTTCGCGCAGCTCGCGCGGGAATTGCAGCTTATTTTTTGTCCCCGGCGTTGTTAAACTCCGTAGGATGCTCTCTGTCGTCATTGGCTACACTCTCCATGTATGCGTTAAAAAGTGTCTCTGCGAGGCTTTCAGACGCCTCGACGCCATTGATGCGGCAGAATGTTTTTACGGATTCTTTCATGATTCCGCAGTGTCGGTTTACAAAGTTTTTGTTGCCGTCAGGCGGCTTTGAACTTATCGTTCATTTCCTTAACGGCAGCTTCGAGAAGCACCTTAAGCTCGTCCTCCGTGGTTTTGATGCCCTTCTGTTCGAGCATGGAGGCAGCGACAGCCATGGCGCGGGACAGCTTCTCGTCGCCGTGGATATCCTTATACACCTGTTCAATGTACGCAACGGTAGTTGCCGCTACCTTGCGCTTGGTATCGGTATTGACATACTTTTCATACAGCTTCGCGGCGTAAGACGCGGCAATGCCGCAGATGGCGAGGATGATGTACTTGATGATTTCCATGCCGTAGGTAGTGATAATCTCGTTCATTGCAAATTCTCCTTACTTCAAAAAATCGTTTTTCTTTAGATGGCCCGCGTAGACGCAGTTAAGATGCTGAATGGTGTTTGCGGCGCGGTTGTTTTCGTATAGCGGGTGGCCGGAGCAGTAGTCCTCGTATCGGTCAACGTCCCGGAGAACGTCCGCCCAATGCTCGGCGGTGTGCAAGACGCCCTGCCGCACCTCATCGCCGAAGCGGAGGATGCGGCTTCGCGCCTCGTCCGCGCGGCACGCAGCGTCGTCCTCGATGTGCTTTACGAGCTTACCGTCTAAGGCGTCCAAACGCTTCACGATCTCGCTTTTGCTCTTACGGTTGGCGAGGATCAGCGAGAAGATGCCAGCAACGGCAGCCCCGCCGCACGCGGTGATGATTGTCTTTATGATTTCCATTTATTTCTCCTACTTTACTCCGAGGATACGGTTTACTTCGCCCTGCACGAGATCGTAAAACCACGTGCCGAGCTTCTGCTTTCGCTCCTCGCCGTTGCCCCACTTCCCGTCAAGCACCTCCTGCGCCATCGCCGAGACGCTTACGCATTCCCCGTCCTTTTCGTAGGGGCGTGGCTCGGCTCCGCCCGCCGCGCCATCGTCAAAATACGAAAGCGGGACGTGCATGATATCAAGGTCAAGTGGCTCCCCGCGGTACTGGTGAAAGATGCATTTCCCAGACAGATCGGGATAATGCTCCCCGTCGTTCCATCCCCACGCCGCGATCCATTTGTCATACCCCGTGTCCCCGATGCGGTTTTCAAACCAGTCGAGATTCGCGTACACACCAGTCCTGTTCCCGGCCTCTTCCATAGCCGCGCAGAAGGTCTTGCACATCGCGGTGATCGTCTCGTTAGACGGGAAGCCGTTCGTCTGCTTGTACCCGTCCGCGTCCTCCATGTCGAACCACACGCCGAGACGGGGCTTCCGGCCATTGAGAAAGCGCAGACACCGCTCCGCCTCCAATTTAGCCGTCTGCACATTCAGCGCATAGCTGTACCAGTAGATGCCCCACGGGATACCGAGCGCGTCGCATTTGGCAATGTTGCGCTCCGCCCATTTGTCGGCATTTCGGATGCCGTAGCCGCCGCGGATGATGACAAAGCCATCTTTGTACGTGGTGAAATCGAAATCGCCCTGATGCTCGGAAACGTCTATACCGTTCATTTCCATGTTCCTCCTGCTTTGAATTCTGCCAGCGCATTTTTCCAAGTGCCGCCCTTGCGGTACAGCGTCGCCTGCTTCCACGTCCCGCCGACCTTGAAATAAAGCGTCGAGCCGAGCAGCGCGGGGGCGGCAAAGGTCGCGGTTTGCGTGGCGACCGGGATGTCAACACCGCCGACATTTGCGGTGATCGTTACGCCTTCTCCGGCTTCTCCGACGAAATAGAACGTTGTCGTTCCTTTTGAGACGCCGAAGGACGTGTCCTCCGTTCCGGTAACGCTGCCGATGTCACACCGAAGCTTCCATTTCTCCGGCGGGTAATAAGTGCCGTAGCTGCCGTTGCCGCTCGTCAGCTCGGCTTTAACTGCAAACTGCCTGCCGTTCAGACGGGCGATGTAGAGCTTTCCGGAAAGGCTCCAATGGTTCGCTGCTCCCGAAACGCTTTTTTCCTGCTCCCAAGCGCTGCCGCTTGGCAGCTCCGGCGCTGTCTGTGACCATGCCATTCAGATCACCTCACTCCGAATACATGAGATAGATATCCCCGTCGCTGCCGAGCTCGGCGCCCGGCTCCGTCGTTCCGGCGTAAACGTGCCGCACCTGATCGGCGGCAAGGCCGAACTTGGTGTAGGGGATGTCGTCGGCAAGCTGACCAGCGCCAACCGTCTTGTCCGCGATCTTCTCCGCCGTAACGACCTTGCCGCCGAGATTCGCTGTGCCTACCGCACCGTTGGCGTTGGACAGCGCTCCAAGATTTGCCCGCGCCGTTGCTGCGTCTGCGGCCCCCGTGCCGCCGGAATCGACGGGCAGCGCCGTGGTCTTAAAGGCCGCGCGGATTTTTGACACGATGTTAGACCAAGGGGTTTTCCGATTCAGCGATACGGAAATATCATAGAATGGGAAATAGTCTCCGTCCGCAAGCGTAGCTTCTGCGGCAAGATCTTTTGTCGCCGCCTGTTTCGCTTCGATCGCATCCGGAATTGTAGTTTCATCATCTGCGCTCACGGGGATATCGTCGCCGGTTAACGTCACGTTGCCGGAGGCGTCCGGCGATTTCGTGTTCACTGACACGACAGAGCCGGAGCCGTTCATTCCGTTATAAACGGAGAATGTGGTAAACTCCCCATTGTCGAACGTGATTTTGTATGTATCCGTCGTACCGGCGGCGTGTGTGCCGCTTTGTAGCGTGATGGACGCTATGCCGTTGCCGTTCTTTACATTGAACGTGGAGGTCGTTCCGTCCGTGAGCGTAACGGTGTAGGTGTCCGTCAAGCCGCTCGTTGCCGTCTTTGCAATGCTCTTGATGGATGAACCGTTTGTTACGGTAAAGTTGGTGCTTGTGTTATCCGAGAACGAGATTTTATAAGTATCCACAAGGCCGGATGTGCTGATTTTCGCAACGCTCGTAATTGCCCGACCATCCATTCCCTTGTCGCCCTTTGCACCGGTCGCGCCGCGTACCGAAGTAGTCTTTACCTCCGTATCGTCAGACATGATGAACGTCAGGGTATAGTCATCGTTTAGGGTAATGCTCTTAATGCCGCCGTGCCCGTCAAGAGCCGTTGCAAGGTCATTGATAAGCACCTGTCCAGTCAGGGACTTTGCCTGTCCCGCCTGCTCCATTACAAACAGGTCTGTCGTTGTTACGGTTGATGCTCTAGGAAGCTCGCCTACTGTTTTGTCTGCCAAGGATTAGCCCTCCTTCGTTTCCGCCGCAATCAATTTCTCGATGAGCAGCTTGATATAAACAAGCTTCTCGAAATTCTCCCATCCATCGACGCGGAGAGTTCCAAGAAGCTCCTTGATTTTGTTCAGTTCTTCCATGATTAAACCTCGCTCGCGTACTTCTGCCGCAGCGCTGCCCGTTGTCCGCCGGTTTCATTGACGAGATATTCAAACTTGGTATAGTGCTCGAATACCGTCTCTTCTCCGTTTGCGGCTACATAGCGGATTTTCGCCGTTTTCTTCTCATCTCCGAAGATCGCCGCCGCTTCCACGAATGAAAGGCCGGTCAGCGTGACATACAGCAGCCCAACCGTAGCAATGCCGCAGAACGCGCAAGGGTATTCACTTCCGTCCATAAAAATAATTTTGTCCACTTTTTCCTCCTTAAATGAGCCGCAATCCTTTGATCTGGTGTGTTACACCGTTAACAGTAAATGTATAAGAGCTATCAACTACCGTTTTCCCGTAAAGGCGAAAAGCCTTGTTGGTAGAAAAGGATCCCGCGGAGGCGTTCATCGCCGCCGCTGTTGCAGCACCGGAAAAAACATCCCCAGCAAAATACCCGTTTGCAACGCCGCCGTTTAAGTATCCATTGGTATTCGCCGTCGTGATTGTTCCAGACCCTATCTGGCTGCCTTGGATTGTTCCGGCGTCGCCGCCGGTCTGTATCCGGTTGGCATAGACATTTCCGGTAAACGTTCCGTCCGTTGCATACAATTGACCGTAACTGTTTACTCGGAATTTACCGCCGCCGAGGGCTATACCGTCCGCTCCGATGTACACACCGTCCACCGTCCCGTACAGTTCCGACAACTTGTTATATATGGCGTTCTGTGTGATGGTAAACCCGCTATCCTTGCTGCCGATGAATCCGGACGTTGCCGTTATCTTGCCGGTGATGTCTACGCCGTCTTTCGTAGCCCTGAACACTTCCTGCCCGGAGCTTTCCAGAACAAACCCGTCCGCCGTCAAAGACCAACCAAAAGAGGCGGAATTGCCGCCGGTCTTCGTCACTCTCGCAGCGATCTCCTGCGCGTGCAGTTCCAAAGCCGCCCGCATTTCCGCTTCGCTCGTTTCTCTGGCCGTGACCTCCGCCTGAATGCTCGCGGCATTAACTCTAAGGCTTGCCCGCGTCTCGGCAAACTGCCGGGTGGTCTTCCGGTCGGTCGGGGATTTGTAGGGGTACTCATGGTCAACTGCGTTCTCCTGCGGTGCGGCGATACGCGCCGCCATCAGCGTGGAGAAATTCGTTTCGTTGACATAGATTCCAGAGAAAACGCCGTTGATGGTAACGCCGTCGCCTAACTCTGCCGCAGGATCAAGCTTCGCCCATTCCGTGTCATACGGTCGATAGACAAACTCCCCGATGCTCTCTAAGATGTCGTTCGCCATCTGTTGAGAACCCCACGGGCAGTCAAGCTCTAAGACATTATCGCCCGTTCCGGCCTCGTAGCAGGAATCATCGTCAACGTTGATGCGGACTTTGGTGTATTTCGGCAGTTCCGGCGTTGAAGTGTATCCCTTTGCGCTTCTTCCGATAAAAACCGATTCAGACAAGGATCCTGTCACCTCCGAACGTGAGGACATACCCGGCAGTATCCACAAGATAGTGTGTCTCAATGCCGATCTCATTCAGCCGGACAAGACGGAGCTTTCCATCGTCCGACATGATGAAATTTCCCGCGTACATTGCCGCGATATATCCGAGGATTTCCCTCATAGCGTATCCGCCGGGATACTGCACCGGATACCCACGCTGCATGATGTCAAACGTGCGTGGATCGACCTCCACGCCCATATGCCCAGCAATAAGGCTTACAACGTCAATGTCCGTTTTGGGCCATTCGCCGATGTCCCCATTCACAGGAAAATCGTTCTCGGCCTTTAACATCGCGTCGTATCCGTGGAATACGATCTCGTCCGTGCTCTCTCCGTCGGAGCGTGTATCGATATAGAACACGCCCTTTGGTAGCCATTCGCTTTCCTTCGTGTCATTCACAGCACGGATAAACGGCTTGATGGAGGACATTCTCTTGATCGTCGCCGTCGGCTTTACCATCGTGACATCGATTTCCGCGGCTACACAGCACCCGACCATCGGCTTATCGTCCGTGAAAAGGTGCTGCGTGGTCTTGATCTCTTTGAGCATGTTCCCGCCGTATCCGCCGGAATCGGAATCGTAATAAATCCTCGTCCCGCCAAACGTGATATAATCGGCGTGCTCATCGATCAAATAAAACTCGTCGCCGATGACGAGCTTGGTCTCGAACCAATGCGTACCGGCGACGATTTCCTTGTAGGTTGCGCTTGTGTTCTGCATGGCTATCTCTCCACAAGGGCGAGCGCATCAATGTTCCAGCGTTCTTTCCCATCACCGAAAGATGTATCGACCGTAGCCTTGCCGGTGCTGTTGTACATCGTCGTGACTTGCGTACCCTTTAACCACGGGTTTGTGTATGTTACTTCGACGTACTCCGGCATAAGCGTCGGTAGAACGATCTCGGCGTCTTTGGTGTACAGCGGCTTAAAAGTTGCATCAATGCGGAATTTCGTTGCGATCCGCGCCCGGTGCATCGTGTAATCCATCGTGCGCCCCGCGTCCGAGCTGTCGCCATCCTCTCTGGTCACGGTGTACCCGCCGCCGTCAAGATACGGAAGCATATCAACGCCGTTGACAATCAATTTCATTTGCCGCGCCCCCTGTTCCGCTCCTCAGTGTAGGTGTACATGATCTCCCCGACCTTGCGCTTATCAAGGTAAACGTCGCTCGGTCTGATTTGTTCGTTGCCACGCGCAGTTAAACGGTCGAGAAGCGCGTCCAGCTTACTTTCCAACTCTGGGGATATACCATACCCATATCCGGAGAAAAACGCATTAGGCGGCACTACGCCGCCCATAGCAACGGCGGGCATTTTCATGCTCAAACCGGCGAACTTATCCGTCATACGGTCAACAATGCCGTCTGCGACCATCGACACCCACTGCGTGTTTCTCTCAAGCGGAATGACGGCCTCCGAGCCATCTTCACCGGCAATAAACGGAGTACCCTTTTTGACGATGCCGCCCTTGGCGAGACGCGGAATAGATACAGAGCTTGCACGCCAGTTTATACCGCCGCCGCCGAAGAATTGCAAAACGCTGCTGAACGCTCCGACGAGGTTGTTGAACATCGTAATAACGCCGTTTACAAACGCTTCCACAGTGCCAAGGATGCTGTTGATAAGGGACGCGCCCCAGCGTTTGATTTCAAGCCATACGTCGATCCACGCGCTCTTGATCTTGTCAAGCGCCGCCGACCAATCGCCTGTGGCGAAACCGTACACAACAGCGGCCAATGTTTCAAAGATAGCCTTTATAAGTGACAATGCCGTGCGAATAGCGCCGACGATATTGTTAAAAGAATACTGAACGACGCCGTAAAGCAGAATGAATACTTGCGAAAGGACGTTGCCCTTTTCGGAAAGCGTTTTCAGCGCATTGTCGAACCACCCATTGACTATGCCGCTGATCTTGTCGAAAAACGCGGTGATGTCGTCCCACCACCCGGACAGGAATGATCCGAGAGCAAGGAACGCTCCGATTGCAAGCGGTATCCACGAACCGGTGAGAAGGGCAAGACCGATACCGATTTTAAGAAATCCGGTTGACATCTCCGCGCACATGTCTTTCGTAAGGCTTCCGGTGTTGATGAAATTTTTAAAAGCATCAATCAAATCCAGAGTGCCGAAAACAATCAGCGCAATACTCGCGGCAGTTTTTCCGAACGCAAGCCCGATAGCAAGCGCCGCAATTCCCTCCAACAGGTTTTTGATAAGTCCGAGATTGTTCTTGATCTTGTCGCTGATCGCTACATCTTCATACTTGATCCCGCTGCCGGAACCGCCCCCGCCGCCGGAGGACGAATCCTGCGCAATGGTCAGCGTATCAATGCCCATGAGCTGCTTTTTCATTTCCTTTGCAGCGCCAGCGCCGGAGGATAGATTGTCGCTTAACTTTCCAGTGTTGGTTATGGCTCGCTTGAATGTGCTTTTCCCGCTAAGAGCCGCAAAGAACGCCGCGATAGCGTCCACGGCCTTTGTGATCCAGCCGATGAGCGTCTGCAATACCGGGATGACAGCAGTAAGAATTGGGGCGAACGCAGCGCCCCATGACGCCTTTAGCCCCTGCAAAGACGCTTTCAGTTCGTTAATGCTTTTCTTCGTCTCAGGGTCGTTCTCGGCATAAGCCTTTACAGCTTCAATGGTGTATTGCTTTAGCTTTCGGAAAAGAACGAACAGCGAGCGGATACCGATGCCATATTTGAGCAGATTCTTTATGCCGCTTTTGATGGACTGCTGCGCCCCCTCCATTTCGGCCTTGATGTCAGCGCCTTTGGACGCATCGGTGATTGTTTGCGTCAGCTCCCCGGCTCTTTTTTTCTGTTCTTCCAGCTCCGCCGTCTGCTGTTTCAGTTTGTCAACGATTTTCGCGTCCTGCGCTTCAAGCCGCTGTGCGGCTTTCTCTTTCGCCGCGAGAATCTTTTCCTGTTCGGAAAGCTGCGCTTTGATTTCCGCCTGCCGCTGGGTCTCTTCGATCCATGTCTGCGGATCAGCGTTGGCGTTAATTGCGGTTTTTGCCTCGCTCTCGGCCAATGAGGATTTCAGCTTTTCGACCTTATCATAAGCCTGCGCCGCCTCGTCCTGCGCCTGTTTGAGCTGTTCAACGATGGGTGCGCGTTTCGCCTCGCCGCTCTCTATGTTCTTTTTGAGCCTGTCCATGTCGCGTTGGAGCTTATCCAATTCTTTGGCGGCTTGCCCGGCGTCGATTTCTACCGGGAATCTAAGTTCTGTCGCCATCGCATCACGTCCATTTCTTCAACATTTCTTCGTCCTCTGCTGTGTACTTCGTCGGGAGCGTTACCAAGTCCCGATTCTGCCGTAGCCATTCCCGCTCGTATTTTTCGAGCTTTTTACCTTTGGCAAGTTTCGAGCGCAGCGACACGATCTGCGAGAATGCGCAGTCCCCGCCTATCTCCATGTACGCGCCCATGAACGTCCACCAGTGGAGATATTCGACCGAGCGGCATTCGTAGCCGAGCACACGGTTGACCGGCGCGACGATATACGGGAAGTCCTTTTCCCAATCCACAAGGCGGGCGGATTTCTTCCCGTGCGGCTGTCCGAGATCGATAAACCAGAAGCACTTCTCCAATGCCTCCGAATAGTCAGTCAGTTTTTCCCAATCGGGGAAAATCGTCTGTATTGTCGCCTCCGCCTTGTCCGCATCGGAAAAATCAGGGTCATTCAGAACCTCTATGAGGTCGAGAATAACCCTGTAGTCCGAGCGTATCGCATGGTCTGCACCGCCGACGGCAAGCGACATCGGCAGGGAGTAGATCATTTCTTGAATTTTGCGAGATACTTTTGCAGCTTCGGATTCGTCTTTTTCTTTTCCGCCGTAAAGGTATCGTTCATGTTGTCGATGAGGCAGAGCATCAGGTTGCACCACACGGGAAGGCCGTCCGCCATCGCATAGGTGTTCATCGTGCCATACAGGGGAGTGCAAACATCAAAGCCAAAAAGCCCGTTGATAAGCTCTCTCATCTCCCCGTCCATCGCACGGGCGGCAGCAAAGATTTTCTTCGCTTCATTCTCCCCGGCGAGCATCGCCTGATATTTGTCCTGCTGCTTGTCCATCGCGTCAAACGCATTAAAAACGCGCTCGATAAAGTCAATGTCGGTGAGGTTGAGCAACACCGTCACCTTTCCGTTGATGGAGATTTCCTGCACTCCGGTATCATGTCTAAGTTCAAGCATTGCTTAACCTCCTGAAAATTAGGTCTCCGGCGTAAACTCGATAGCGCCGCTAGTGCCCTTCGTGGCCGTGCCCTTCGTGCGCGTGCCGCCATAGGTTACATTGATGGGCATACCGACGCTACCGCCGCCCTCACCGCCGAGACCAGTAACCTCTACCATGCAGGATTCGTAGCGCTCGGCAAATCCAGCGTAAGTGTGGACGATGAGCATGTCCATAGCCGCAAGCGCCATCGCGTCCTGATCGACAACGGCGAGCTTCCAAATCTTCTGCTGCGCCGCGTCGCCGCTGTCCAGCTCGCACGGCTCGAAAGACTGCGTAATGACAGGCTTCTTCATCGTGCCGTAGGTATCGCCGAGAATGTCTTTCTTGCTCTCGGTAGACCAGTCGTATTCCTCGGAGCTGTCCTCCACGCGCTTGCCGATCACCGACCAAACAGGAGCGGAACTCGTGCCGGTATTCAGATAAGCGAGAAGCAGCTCACGCGCCACAGTCTGCCCCGCAGTAGTGGTAAACGTGTATTCAGCCATTCGTTATATCACCTCGTAAATTAAAGTTAAGAGGATCTGGTGATCCTCTATGTCTCCTTCGTATCGGGCAAAAAGAGCCGCCGCCGTGTCTCGTTTGACTTTGCGCACGCGGATATCGTCCGCAATCGTCAGGCTATCCACGTTCGCCTCCGCCCACGCGCCGTATGCATCCAGCACCTCGTCAGCGCTCATTCTCTCGTCGGCGTTCTTCGCCGGGACGCGATAAATAAGTTTGAACTGGTACTGCGCCTGATACGAGCCGTCGATAAACTGCTTGGTTTTGTACGCCGCCTGAATGGTGGAAATGCATAAACCGCTTTTCTCGCCAAGCCATTCAAAGTCGAGCTTGGAAAGCGGCTTATCCGGATACGCATTCAACCATTGCCGCACGGCGCGGCTCACGTCTGCATTTTCTTCCGCAGACACTAAGGTTTTAGGTTTCTGTTCATCCAAGGGACGAGATCACCGCCTTTTCTGCGACACGCGCCCACTTGTCGCCGTTTTTCTTGTAAGATGCGTCCATCCAATGGGATTGAGCTTGCGGGTGCATGTCCGTCGTAAAAACAAGGTCTTTCGCCGTCGGAGTGAGCGTTGCACCCTTGTGCCAGCGCAATCCTACATCCGGTATGTTCATTGGGCCTTTACCAGTGGCGGCGTCAACCATGACTTTGCCTTCGTACAGATATCGGGCTTGGTCGCCGGTATAGACGATCTCGTTTCCATCCGTCCGAGCCATGTTTGAGAAAACGCCCGTCAGCGCAGGGACAAAGGGAATCGTGTCTTTCAGCGCTTGCGTTGCAACAACGATCTCCGCCGCTTTACAGGCGGATTTGAAGTCTTCCACGCTCACGGTCTTGATCTTTAGCGTGATCCTCATTTGCCGCCGACCTGCCAATGCATCATGTCGCCGCCAAAATCGCGGACATCAACCGTGCTCACGTCAAAGGCGTAATCGTATTTCTCTTGCAGCTGCGCAAGGCTCATCATTTCGGAGACCTCGCCTTTGACAAAGTAGGTGGACGTGGAATTGCTATGTCCGCCGCTATCCAGCGTCCACAATCCCTGTTGATCCGCCGCCGCATAGAACGCTTTTGGCTCGACATACGTTTTCTTGTCGCCGGTCGTACTGACCGCATCAACGGAAAATGGGATGTAAAGAGTAGCGGCGTCAGCGTCGGCAAGACCCGTCTTTGCAACGTTTGTTCCCTTGGACATATCCAACAGCACACCACGCAGGACGGTAATGCTGTTATGCATCTTTAAGTCGTCGTCCTCGTAGGAGTTAAAGACAGTCACAGTATGTGGGAACACAGCGCTGCCCTCCTCTGTACAAAAGCCCCGTCCATGCCAGATAGTCCATGGCGATGTTTTCCAGCGTTTTCCGGGCGGCTTCCGCCGTCTCCGTTCCGCTTGCGTATGTTTTGCTCCACGCGCCTACGGTCTGGCTCTTGACCTCGCCTCCGCTCATGCTCTGCGCTTTGGCGTTCTCGATGATCTGGTACTGTTCCGCCAGCGCACAGCAGCACATTGCAAGGGCGTTGTCATCGTCCGGGTAATCCTTCGCCTTGCCTATCGTGTAATAGTCAATGAAGGAGCTTGCCCGCTTGGATGCACGGGCAAACTCCTGTTCCGTCAGGGCGCTGCCGAGATAAGTATCGGTGTAAAACGTGTATGTTGCGTACATCTGCGCCCCTCCGGTTTATCAACCCACGGTAACGGCGGCAGTACCGGACTTCGTGCCGTCCTGCTTGGAAGTCGCGGTAACGGTCAGCGCAGTATTCGTCTCGTTGGAGGCGATGGTCAGCGTGCCGTTCTCATCAATCTTCGTCCCAGACTTAACAGCAGCCGTGCCGGAAACGCTCCACAGCACTCCGTTAGACACCGCACCCTCGCCGGTCACAGCGGCGGCAAACGCCTTGCTCGCACCCTTAGCAACGGTAGCGGTGGCCGGGGTTACGGTAACGGTGTTGACCGTACCGGCGGGAGCATACACCGCGAACGGGCAGTACTTCGACAGGGTATCGTTGTACGCCGTCTTCGGGTTCGGGATTTCCCAGCCGAGACGCATAACCGCACGCAGAGCGACCATGTCATTCTGCATGAGGTTGTAAACGATGGAGTTGTCGGAAGGATCCTGCACAACGCCCTGATCGAAAATCTTGAACGTGATGTCCTGGCGAATGGAGTACACCAGCTCCGACCAGTCACCGGCAAACATAAGCGCCTTGGCAGTGTCAAAAGCGCCGTTGCGCGGGAAGTACATAGGAGATCCGTCCAGCGCATAAGGCGTCGCGCCCTGCATATCGGTTTTGAAGATGGGATTGCCGTTCAGGTCTTTCAGACCGCGCAGCTTCGCGCGCATCTGGATAGCGGACATAATGCCGTTGACGAGATAGCCGCTTTCCTCGACCTTGGCGATCACGCCGCCCTCGGCGAGAAGGTCATCATAGATGTACGGCGTCGCAGCCACGACGGAACCAGCCTTCGTGCAAGTCTCAAGGACGCTGTCGCGCCAAGAGGTGGGCTTGTTCGTGCCGAACAGGATCGCGCCGTCAATGACCTTACCGAACGCCTCGACCAGACGCGGGCGGACTTCGCCCCAGATGTCATAATCAGCATCGTCAAGCACCGCCTCAGGAATGGGGACGATAACGGCGATCTCTTCGGCATAGATTTTCTTCTTGTCCCACTTCATCTTGGTAGTCTGCTTCATGCCGGTATCGCCGTTCACGAAGTAGGCAGTGGGAAGCATGTCCAGAACGTTCATCGTCTGGGTCTTGCTCGTCATGTTGGGGAGACGGCGGCCCATCTGGAGGACGGCGCTGCCCTCGGTCACGCCCTGAATGATCTCACGGGTGACAGGTTCCGGGATAAGCCCGGAAAGGTCAGTTCTGTTTACAATGTTAGTAGCCATATTAGTCATGTTTACCTCACAATTCTCATTTAAATTTGCCCCGAATAAGGGCGTTCATAGCGTCGTTCGTGCCATTAGCACTGTTGGCGCTGTTGCCGACGTGCGCGGACATATCCACACGCACGGAGGCGGGTTTGCGATCTTTCAGAAATTCGTCGGCTGCCTTTTCAAAGCTCACCGTGTCCGTCACTTTCTGCCCGATCTTAAAGCAGTAAAATTCCAGCTCATCAGCCGAAACGCCCTTTGCGGTCAGATACTTTTCCCGCTCAAACTGCGTAACCTTCGCTTCTGCGGCAAGTCGCGCCGCCTTTTCGGTGTCGCGCTCTTTCTCTATGCCTTTGAGCTTGTCCGCTTCGCTCTGCTGATTGGCTTTCCAAGCCTTATAAGCGTTCAATTCTTCCTCGCTGGGCATCCCTTTGGTTGCCCGCGCAAGACGCTTTGCAACGATGTTGTCTACTTCGGCCTGTGTGAAAGTAGCCTCGTTCCCGCCATCGGCGGTGTTGGGATTGGTATTCGGTTCTGCCATGATAATTCCTCCGTTTTCCGCCCGTCGGCGTATTCCGTTTATGCCCGTCGGCAAACAAAAAAGGAGCCTATCCCCGTTGGGACAAACTCCTTGAATGTTTTATTAAATTGCGGCTCGTGCGGGCGTTCCCTCCCGCGTCAACCGCGCCGGGCAGCCGTAAGCGCCCGGTGCCACAGCGAGCGAACCCGCCATGCGCTCTTGCACGATTTAATGACGCCTTACTTGGCGGCGCGAGCTGGACTTGAACCAGCAACAACAGGTTCAGAGCCTGTTGTGTTCCCGTTACACCATCGCGCTATATGCATGGCCGCTGTTGAGCAGTAGCGGCACGGTATTTGTATCCCCCTCCGCAGGGGCAAGACAGAGGGAAAGGAAGGAAACCCCTGCCGAAGCAAGACCGTTATTTCTGTACCCGCCACAAGGTCAGGCGGCGCTCTCTGTTATGCTTTTGAAGAATAGGTATAGAAAAAGCACCGTGTGTTTACACGATGCTTAAATACTAAGATATTTGTCTGTGTTTTCTCGCTTCTCGATAACAATTCCGTCCGCGCCTTTTCGCGCTGTCAAAAGTATTTCAGCGGGAGATTCATCAAGTAGCCCGGCAGAGGAGCTTGCATTGTTCGCTCGTTGAATGAACAATACATTATTGTTCCCGCACCGAGGGCTTGTCTTGACTTTTTCATAGTCTAAATTGTTCGCCTTGCAAAACTCTTGTATCGCAAGCAAAAAAACATCAAACATATTCGATCACTCCGTGGAAAAGCACATATAACGTCCGAGCGAATTGTAAATGACGCTTGTTTTTTGTCCAAACGCTTTCAAAACTTCATAGTCACCACCGGAAGCTATCAATGTATTCTCGTCCGATCCCGGGTGGGTATGACCACTCCATCTATATCCATTATACGCTAATTCCTTAGCTTTTGCAATGTCAATATTAACCTTTGTGCTGCTTCCACGGATGATAAGTCTTTCTCCGCCTTTTGTAAACAGAGCATATTCGACACCAGTCTTGGCGGTAAGAGCGCTAAGATCGTTTAGGCTTACATCCGCTTTCCTTACGGTTACTCTGGAATCATATTCGGTGAGCCGTGACAAGAGATTTTCTTGCCTCTTATTCAACTCGACATTATATTGCAATACTGCAGATGGTCTGCCTTTTGCCGTATTCCTTGAGTTTACCGGACTGTTTATTTGCTGCCTATCAAGATAATCTTTGTTTGCTTTTGCAGCTTCTCGCGCTTCTTTTGGCCCAAACTCCGCGATGTTTCCGCGCTCGTATTGTGGCCTTAGTCCCGCCGCCTTGCTGAACGCCTTGTATTCCTCGTTGAGACGACGATACCGCACTGCCTTGGTGGTATACTCCTCGTCATCTCCGCGCCCTTTGGCGGCGATCAGCTCACGTTTAACTTTACGTAGCGATGCCTCAACCTGTCTTTGCTTTTGCGTCGCCTCGTAAAAGGTGTACTGCTTGCCATCAAACTCAAAAGGCGGCGGATCAATGTTCTCCAATTCCTCATCGGTATACGTCCGCTCGGAGACGCCCTCGATCCAGATGTGGTACATATGGCGGCAGTTAGCGCCGCACAAGCCGTCCACCTCGTCAAGACCGCAGACCTCATATATAGACGGGTAAATATCGCCGGTACGGACGGAATAAACGCGCCCCTGCCATTTCTTGTGGCTCGCCCATGGCGTTTTTCCCTCTCCGTCACGCGCTCCGCGGTGAGCTGTAACCTCTCTGTACGGCGTGTCCATCAACGTCGCCGTCTGCTCGGTGTATTGCCGGGAAAGCTGGGTAACGCCCGTCATAACAGCTCTGCGGGCAGCAACATCAACACGGTTATGCCACCCGGATTCATAGTCAACATACTGCAAGCCGCTGTCCGTCAGCATCTTCGTTGCGTCACGGATCGCCACGTTATAGCTCTGCCCGCTCTCCACGCGCATCAAGGCATCGTCAAGCACGCGCTGGTACATCCTGCCTATATCATCGACCTTTACCGTGCCGTCCGGCGCTCTGTACGCAAAGCCCATGCTTCGGGTAATGTTCGTCAGCTCTCCAAGCGTCTGCATCTCAATGGCGTTGATTTCCTGAACGAACAGGTCAGCATTGAAGTTGTTTTCGCCGAGAATGAGGTTGTCGTCGATCAGCGTATCAAAATACTGCTGATTGCGTTGAACGGCCTTGTTCCATGCGGCGTCAAACTCGCTCTGCGTGAGCTTTAGGGTCTTCCTGATATACTCGTTGATTTTCTTGTAATCATATCCCCGCCGCTGCAAAGACCGTATATGCTCTATTGCCGTCTCCGTCATTTCTCCGGTCATGGCAACACGGGAGCATATGTCCTCAAGGATTTGCTCTTCTAAACGCTGATAGAGCCGCATAAGCGGCAGTGGCAGGGAGTACATGAACTCCGGCGTGATCGGGTATTTCATTCATTTTCGCCCGATACAAGCGCCTCCATCTTCGGCAGGGCGGCTTTTGCCGTCGCCTCGTCTTCGTTCATATAGCGCATTCTGAACTCATACGGCTGCATGATCCCCATCTGCACCATACGCGCATCTCGGTTAAATTCTGATTCCTTGTCCTCAATGATGGAATCATCGAAATCAACCGTGATCTCAACGTCCTCGTCCAGCCCGGCGTTCATGTAAGCCTTGCCCATTCGGAGCAGGACGCGGCACAGCTCAATGAGAACGCTTTCAAGGATGATCTCGTGCTTTTTAATCGTGCGGAACATCTCAGAGTTTTCGCTTATGATCTGCGTCGCTGTGGAGACATTGCCATTGTCGTATTTGTAATGGTTCTCGCCGAATCCGCACTTGCTCGACAGAAGATTAAGCATATCCTGAATCCCGGCGTTGTGTTCCGCCGTGCGAAGGTTCATGTTGATCTCTTTGATGATATCGCCGTCCTTCCCGTCGGCAGGGAGAACATAAAAAACAACGTCGCTTGTATCGAAGAGCGGCTCTCCCGTGTGGAAATTCTTTGTCGCCTGCGGCTTGATCATGACGCGCTTCTTGCCAAGCTGGAACTCGTTCACATAGCTGTCGTATGTCAGGTCAACACCCTTTAGCTGATCTATGGCGTTGGCAAATACCGAAATGCCCATCGGCAGGGTTGCATCAACGTTGTTGACGATGTTGAGCCGGTCAATGACGAACATCCGCTGCGTGAATGGCGTATGCACGACCGGAGCAACGTTTTCAAACCCCGGAACATCGGCAAGTTTCACCTCTGACAGACTGCCCTTTGTGTCACGATACAAAAGGTTTTCGATGTCGTATGTTCCCTTTTCCGTTCGCTTGTGGATGCAGATGTAAAGGTAAGAATCTTTCTTTATTGCCTTGTGCGATCCGAACGCGCATTCGGTTACGATGCCGTTCTCCCATGTAAGAGGAAGAATAAGGTCAGCCGGTACATAGTCAATGCGGATTTCCCCGCCGCTGCCGTTCACCTTGCCTGTCTGCTCATCAACAGACGCATTAACGACCGTCGGAACATAAGCAACCGTGCCGCGCGCCGCCTTGATCTCCTGCATCTCGTTCGATTTGACGGTGAAGTTGTTCCGCTCAAAAACGGAATCGATGAAAGCCTGCTCTGGCTTCCCCTCGAGCGTTATCTTGCATTTTTCGTTCAGCAAAAGGTTCGCCCAATCCTCACAAACCTTTTTCGCCATGCCGAGAGAGTACAGGCGGCACTGGACGAACTTCATGCCGTTCCAGATGCGGTACCGGTGGAACTGTTTCACGTAACCGTCATACCAGCTCTTCCAATTCTCTATATAAGTGTAAAACTCTTCCGGCACGGTTGTATATCCCCGCGCCCGTAAAACCTCGTAAATGTTCATTTATGCTTTCACTCCGTACAATCTGAAAACTCTTTCGAGCGCATAGCGCGTGCTGTCTATTGTATGGTTGTCCTTGTCCGGGTATCCGCTTATCACGTTGCCTTCCCGGTCTCGCTCAAATTCGTAATTTACAAACTCTCGGTAAACCGTCGGCGTCCTCTCCGGGTCAATGATAAATTTCCGGTTCTGTAACCACTTCATTCCGTACTCGACGCTTCCCGGCCCTTTGATTGCAGCAAAAGCGTCCACGCCACAGGCTCGGAAATCATCGACACTCTTCGTCTCCGCGCGGTCGCAAGTCACGGGGAAATCGTCATATCCGCGGCTCTTTATCCACTCGGCATTGTCCGCGTTGCTCGTCTTGTTGTTGCAATGCTCATCAATAAAATATATCGTCTCATGCGCTACGTCATAATGAACACGAACAAAGGCGTAAATGTCCGGGTAATATCCCCAGTCAACGCCTTGGTATATCCGGTCGAAGTGTTTTATCTCGTCGTCCGTTATCCGTCTTGCCTCTATGTTATCAAAAACGTTTCCGCCGTCGCCGTTCGGAATGCCGAGATATTCATGCTCGTATGCCGACGGATTAACCTCTTTCAGATGTTCTGCGTCGTTGAGAAACATCGTTCCGAGCCATTCGGCGGGAGCGTCCATATAGGTTGAGTGATGGACAATGCGGTTTTTGTCCGGCTCTAAAAGCTGCTGATTCACCCAGTTTGCGCGGCTCTTTGGCGGGTTGTACGATCCGAAGAAATAGGAATCAACGCCGCCGCGGAGTACCGACTGCTTAACGCTTCGTTCTTCCGCAGCCCCGGCGAGCTGGTCGCGTTCTTCTATCCAGAGAATCCCTATATACCCAAATGGCGGTTTTATAGATTTCAACTTTACCGGATCGTCGCAGCCTCGAAAATATATCTTTTGCCCGGTCTTCTTAAGCGTAATCTCCGGCGGGTGAGTTTTGAAATCAAATTCGCTATAAAGCCCCATCTCGTTTATTGCCCATTGGATTTGCGAAAACACACTGTCCTTTAACGTGTTCGTCTGCTTTCGCACAACACAAGCGTGCATCATGGGGTTGTTTTTCAAAAGCTCTGTTAGCTTTTCCGAAATATACGTCGATTTCAGACCACCGCGCCCGCCCTCAAAGATATAGTCCTTGTTCGGCTCGATCTGCCGGTTGATGTCAACAAAAGCCTTTCCAATAAGGTCAGCAGGAATCCTGCACGGCTTATCCTCTGCCGCCGCGTCGTTTGTCCAGTTTTCCCACCGGTCAACTGCTCTGTCATCGCCGCTTATCGCCTTGCCGTATACGCCCGCTACAATAGCGGCATTACATGTCATGTCCTCGTCATCAATGGCGAGACCGGCGCGCGTGATCTGGCTTTTGAGCTTTTCCGGCGCGGGCTGCTGTGCTATCGACTTTGCGATGTTTGCGAGGCTCTTGTTTGCTCTCTTTGCCTCGCCGGAGGCTATGCCTCCTTTTCGGCCATTTTTCACGGCTTCATCACGGCTTTGATCCGATGTAAAGTGCTTGAGGTTATCTTCTTTTTTGCGTGGCATACCCTCCCTCCCTTGGAGTTAAAAAAGCCGCCTATAATATGTCAGGCGTTAGCTTTCGACTTCTTAATTTTCCCCTTTTTTGCTGGCGCTGAATGAATTTCTGCATGTCCCGTTTTAGATACGGACTGTTAGTCTTGGCAATAATCGCCTGAGCTTCTTCAATCGTCATTTCCCAAGCCTCGAACAATTGCCCATTCCCGCTCCGACAACTCCCAAATATCCGTGTTGACCTTTTCCGCAGCAGCCTTTTCCGCAGCAGCCTTTTCCGCAGCAGCCTTTTCCGCAGCAGCCTTTTCCGATAGCAAAAAGCCGGAGCCGAACAAGCCTTTCCCCGACGCTTTCTGTGCGTCAAGCGCGCGGATAAAATGTGCATCTCTTTCGCTAATTTCAAGGCTTACTCCGTGAGCTGCCATATAGCACAGCATCGTTGCTGTCAAAACCTCGTCTGGATATGAGTATTTCGGCAGTTCTCTGTGCAACTTTTTGAGATTCTTTTTGTTCTCGTCATCCAGTATTTCTCTTAAATCAGCGGCAGCGACAATCTTATTGCCTCCCATGTTGGTAACAAACGATGTATTGACAGACGCGCCGTTTTCATACACAACTCCGCACCCGCACGCCACATAGTTTGCCGAGCCGCGCATAATGCCGAGAAGCGTAAGCGTTGGAGCAAACAGAAAGAAGTTGATTTTCTTTTTTGTGTACCATTCGCAGATTTCCGAAATAATGGAAAAAGGCGGATTGTCTATCACAACACACCCAGAAGGGTATTTCTCGCTTTTATAATCTCCACCCGGATAAAACGGACGCACAATCGCGGCATTGCCAATTTTGTACTTCTCAGCCGCCCAAGCTCTTACTGCGTCGTAGATGTTATCTGGCGTGTAGCAATCGTCCGTTGTTTTCTTCGCTTCAAACTTTTTCAGAAACTCTTGATATTCTTCGTCATCGTCCGAAAGTTCCCCGCGCTCCATGCGTTCTTTAAATTCCTGTTCACGTTCTTCGTTAGTAAGTGCCGTTTCGTCGGTATCTTGGAAATCCCAGTCAAAATCAAACGCAGAAAGGTCGATCTCCGGCAGCTCCATCGAAAGAAGATCCATATCCCAATCGCTCTCGTTGGTCTTATTGTCCACGAGGCGCAGGGCGTTTACCTGTTCCGGCGTTAGATCATCTACACAGACACACGGAACGGCTTCCATTCCCAACTTCTTCGCCGCCAGAACGCGGCAATGGCCGATGACGATCACGCCGTCGCGGTCGATTACTACAGGCTGGACAAATCCGTATTGCCGGATGCTCTCCGCCACGTTGTCGATCTGCCGCTTACCGTGCTTCTTTGCGTTCCGCGCATACGGCACGATTTCCCCAATGGGGATATTTTTTACATCCATAACCTTCTCCATCTCCGCCGCCCCCTCCGCTGCGTACGGCTTTCCCGCCTTTCGGCAACAAATCCATCAAAAAAAAAGCCACGCTTTGGCGCTCGGTGATCGTCCGGCGTCTCTGCGTGGCTTTGGATGATACTATTATACCACGGATTTTTGAAAAGTTACTGTCTCGAAACTTCCATCAGATTGCCGCGGAGCTGTACCGGGCGGCGCAGTAGTTTTCCAACGCCCGCATTGCTCGCTTCCATACTGTCGCTTCCTCGGCTATGGCAAGCTCTTGGCACAGCCGTTCCGCGCCTCTCTTCTGTCTGTCGATGTACAGCACTTCAAGGATTCGCCGTTCCTCGTCGGTCAGCGTGGCAAGGGCTTTCTTCGTCAGCCGCACCTCTGATTCTGCAAAGCGGAGATTGTCGGACAATAGATCGATCAGGCAAATGCTGTTGTTCATGCGCTCCTCGTATGATGTGCCGCCGCCCTGCACCGGGGCCGTCCCCGTGGATGCGCTCTTGATGGATGTCATGCGGTCGCGCTCCATGTCGATCTCTTCCGGTATGGACTGGATCGCCGCCTCGTTTTTCCGCAGGTTGAAGAGGTCGGCCTTGCATTTCATTTTCCATAATTCGTTCACTTTCTCACCTCATCATTCAATGTTAAACGCTCTGTGCCGCGTTTTTATTTCCGGCGTGTCTGTTTATATCTCCCAACCAAACTCGTCCTTTATGGCGTCTCTGACCATCCAGATGTTGAGGTTCTTGCTGTTCACGCTCTCGCGGATGTTGCGCACCTCGTCCGACATGCGGTTCACATCATCCTGCGTAGGATTAAAGCAGGACATCCATGCCCAGACGAAGATCGTCATGGCGATAGACACGGCCTTGTGCATGGAGACGTATTTCGGCTTGCGTTTTGATTTACTGCTCATCGCGTGCGGCCTCCTTTTCCTCGACAATATGCTTGGCGAGTTTGGCGCAGCTCAGCTCCCCGGGGCAATCGTCCTCGCAGTCCTGGCAAAGGCGCGGCGCTATTTCCAGAAACACGTCATGTTCCCCGCGGTTCATTCTCATCGGTTCTCCTTTCTCCGTAGCTGCAAAAGTCCATATCTTCAACAACCTGCAATCCACTTACGCCACACCAGAACCAATCACGTATTTTTGATTCTTGCCATGTGTCTTTGTGCTTGCAGTCTTTGCACCGCACAACAGCGACCATCTCCAGCTTTGGCTTTACGGTTTTGCAGGAGGCGCCTTTTACGCAAACAAACTCCCGGTCTTTTCCGGCGTGCTCGCAGCTGGAAGCGCAGTCCTTGCAGTTGTCACGCACGATCTTCGCTGCCATTGTTCTTCCTTTCTCCGTAACTACAAAAATCATTATCGTTTGTTGTGAACGGTGTGTGCCAGCATCCACAATCACACCGCTCGTCTTCCGGGTCTCGGTGTTTGCAGTCCTTGCAATGCACGACCGGCTCATACCCGAGCTGCGCGGCCATACGCTTAAACTGGCTGCGGGTGGGGCGGTCAATCTCGACCGTCGGAATCTTTTTCATTTCCTCGATTACGAGATCGGAAACGTATATTGCGTTCTGCGGGCTTTCTGCATCAATCAAGCGCATTTTCATAATCCTCCCAAATGTTTGCTTGTCCCGGAAGAACGCCGTCCTCCATCCACCAGTGGAACACGTCTTCTCCTGTTCCCCAGCGCATATCGTTAGCTTTCCCGCGGGCTTTTCGCGCTTCAAGCATCCGGTCAAACGCTCGGATGTAATTGCGCTGAAAACCCGGCCATCGGGCAAACTCTGCGTAACGGGCTTTCCAAGCCATTGGGCAGCCAACACAACCGACGCGGCAGAAGCCCTCGTTGTAAAGCGGATTCGTCTCAACCTTTTGATCGGTAAGGTAATCCCACACATCCCGATCCGTCCAGTCGATGATTGGATTGCAAACCCGTTTTCCTTTCATCTGGCAATTTTCAAAAAGCTGTCGGTCTTCCTCGTTGTCGTTGTTCAAAATGAGCTTTTTCTTCGGGTCAGAGGCTTGCACTTCCAGCGCCCCACTGGTTGTTGCTCTTTTGGTAGATTCTGCCCACCGG